GCTGGCCAAGGGTTTTATCGGGTGCGACGGTGAATCGCTCGACCGGGCCCTGGGCCAGTCGTGCCGGGCCCACCGCGAGGTCGGCGACGCGCTCGAGGCGGGCGCCGACATCACGCCCAGCCAATTCGCCAACATCAGCGCCTTCAACGCGGCCACGGCAGGCTTGCTTGAAGCCCGCATGCTCGAAGCCTACAAGCGCCCGATGTTCGTGCTCAGCGATGCCGTCGAAACCATCCCGTCGAACAAGCGACAGGAGAAACTCATCGGCATCGGTATGGTCGGCGACACGGCCGAAGAGCGCAAGCCCGGCAATCCGCACCACCGGATCAACGTGGCCGAGCGGTACGTCATCTCGCCACTCACCATCAACCGCGGCAACGGCGTTGACGTGACGCGTGAAGCGGTCATGTTCGACCTGACGCGCGAGCTGTTGCAGCAGGCCGAGACTGCCAGCGAAACGCTGGGGCTGCGCAAGGAGTATCTGATCACCGATTGCGTGATCGGTGTTACGAACACCTACACCTACGACGGCACGACCTACAACACGTACCTCACCAGCGGCAACTGGATCAACAAGTTGGCCAGCAACCCGCTCGCCGACTGGACGAACTTCAACGCGGCGAACCAGCTCTTTGCCCAGATGACCGACCAGGAAACTGGCCAGCCGATCGAGATCGAGGTCAAGCAGGTGCTCGTCATGCCTTACAAGGAAATGTCGAGCCGCTACGTCTTCAACTTCACCGGGCTGGAAAACACGTCGAGCGACCTGACCCGCCGCGGGTTCGCACCGAACCCGTTGGGCGGCGGCGCGTACCAACTCTTGCCGCCGAGCAAGTATGCCTACCGTCGCGCGACCGACGCGACGGGCCTGAACCTGTCGGCCTCGAACGCCCAAGTCTACTGGTGGCTGGGCGACTTCAAGCGGGCCTTCGCCTGGGTGCAAAACCTGCCCCTGACGATCGTCCGGGCCACGGCGACCGACTACCAAATGGCCGACCGCGGCCTGATGTTCAGCCTGTTCGCCGACGAGATGGGCACGTCGATGGTGAAAGACCCGCGCTTTGTGGTCTTGAGCACCAATTAAAGCCGGGAGCCTGAACTGCAGCGAACGAGCGAAATGACTAAGGACGAAGCACGAATGACGAATGACGAAGGAAATGCCCAGATTCGGGCTTCCGGCTTCGTCATTCTTTCGTCATTGGTCATTCGTCATTCGTCATTCCCCTTCAACCAACCCGAGAGAGATGATCATGGCCAAAGATAAAGACACCGTGTCGGATCTGGAAATCGAGCGCCTCCGTCTGCAAAACGAAAACCTCAAGCTGCAGCTTGAAATCGAGAACAAACGAAACCCGCCGTCGCCTGACTCGATCATCGAAGAGCAGCTCGAACGGCAGCGGTCCGAGCAGCAACAGGCGCTCGACGACCTGGCGGACGGCCCGCACAAATTCCACGTCCACCTGCCGGGCAACTTCCCGACGACTCGGCCGCGGCACGAACCGCACCTGGTCGTGGGCGCATCGCAGCCGGGCAAAGCGGGCGCGATGGAGGCGGCCGAGCGGTACAACGCCTACATGGGCATCGTATCGACCCCCGGCCGGCACCAGGTGACCGAGGTCGGGGGCGCCGCCGTGGAGTTGGCCGCCGCTGTGCCGGCCGTCGATTTCACGCCGGCCTAAGGGCCGGAGGCAGTTGTCGGCTGTCAGTTCTCAGTTGTCTGACAACGGACAACCGAGAACCGACAACTCACCTCAAACGATCAACCATTTGTATCGACTATGGAAAACCAAGAGCCCAAAAAATCTTTCGATGTGGCGCTGGTCGATCCGCACAATCCGGCCGTGGAACACTGGCCACGTGCGAGGGTGACGGTCGGCGCGGCGAGCGTCGACGACCTGCCGGTCGCGGCCAGGCAGCCGCCCCCTGGCGGCGAGTCGGCCGAGGCGGAAGCGAAACGGCTGGCGTTTCTCGTGAGCGAGATCGAGCGTGGCCGGGCGATCGCCGCCTACGACGGCATGTACGGGTTGACCACGACGGCCTCGCCGATGCTGCGATACGACGTCGTGCCGGCGAGCGGGGCCCCGCCGCAGTTGAGTCAGGAGTGGGCCGATCACCTCGGCCACATCCGCGGAAAATGACGGGGAAATGACGAATGACGGAATGACCAATGACGAAAGAATGACTAAGCCCGAAGCCCGAATTCGTCATTTGATCATTCGTGCTCCTTTCGTCATTCGTGCTTCGTCATTAGGCATTTTTGATACATGGCAAATATCGACCTATTACAAGCCCGCAAGACGGCCATCCTGACCGCGCTGTCGAACATGACGCCAGGCCAAGGGCTCGACCTGCCGAGCGCGCAGGGCGGCGGGGCGATTGATTTCGTGGCCTACCGCAAGTCGTTGCTCGACGAGCTGGCGCAAATCAACCAGCTCATCGCCGCGGAAGTCGGTCCGTGGGAAGTCCAGGTGAAAGGACAAACGTAAAGGGGTGGAGTGTGGCGGGTGGAGGGTGAAGGGTAAACACCTTTCTTTTCCCTCCACCCTCCGCCCTCCACCCTCCACCACTATGAACGTCACCGACCAGTACGCCTACGGCTACCGCTACCTGGCGAACGTGTTCCAGGGCTCGTTGCAGCCTGCGAACACGTCGTTGGCGCGGCAGACGGCCGTCAGCTACCGGAAGGTGGCGACCAGCAAGGCGAACGTGGATTGGGCAGCGTCGATCGGGCTGACTCCTGAGTACCAGACGTTTGAGCTTTGGACGATCACGTTGGCCGCCGGGTACGTGCCCGGCATCAACGACGTGTGGACCGACAAGGACAGCGTGGCGTGGAACACGATCAAGGTCGACGCCGACCCGCTGGTGAACAGCGTGGGAGTGCCGACGCGGTTTTTTCTTCTCGCCCAGCGGGCGAAATGAGAGAAGTTGCCAGTTGCCGGTTGACAGTTGACAGCAAAACCGACAACCGACAACCGTCAACCGAGAACTGCTAACCATGAAAACCGACGTGCCCGCCGAACACCTTGGCGCCGAGACGGCCAGAATGATTGCCGCGCTCGAGTCGGGCAGCTTCGCGCCCGCGTTCAAAGACTGCCTGGAAATCGCTCACAAGTCGATCGGCGTCAACTTCGCGGCGACGGCGGCACCGCACGGCGGCGAGTGGCCGCCGCGGAAGAAGGTCGGCGACGGGCACCCGCTCTTGATCGAATCGGGCAGGCTGTTTCAGTCGGCCACCAGCGACGTCGGCGAAGGCCATGTCGGCGAGATCGGCGACCGCGAGGCGTCGACGGGCGTTGATCCCAACGCGGTCCCTTACGCGGCCACGCAGAACTTCGGCAACCCAAACCGCAATATCCCGGCCCGCGAATTCGAGGACGTAGACGATGCCACGCTCGACGCCATGCTCGAGCGTGTCGCTGATCGAGGTATCGAGTTGCTCCTATGAAGTTGACGGTTGACGGTTGACTGTTGTCAGCAACCGAGAACCGACAACCGAGAACTGTCAACTATGAATAGCCCCCATGCAGCGCTGGCTCACTCCGTCCAGGCAACGATTGTCGGCCTGACGACAGGCGGCAGTCCGCGCATCAGCGGCGTTGTCAGCGACTCCATTCGTGTCCGAAAGGTTCCCTACGCCGGTGACTTCACGAGCCAGGCGGGGCCGCCGACCGGCCTACATGCACTGCCCGGCATCCTCATCATCTACGCCGACAAAGAGGCGGACCTGGGGGGCCTGAACAATCGCGACGACATCAGCTACCCGCTGACCATCGTCTTTGCGGCCAAGGACGTGAACAGTGCCGGCATCAGCGACCCGGAGGCGAACGACGATCTGTACCTTGGCTGGCGGCAGACCATCAGCGACGTGTTTCGCCACCAGCCTTACGCGGTGAGCACAACGTACATCAATCCGGCCATCACCTTCGACACCTGCTTCGTTGAATACGGCCCGATCGTCGATTGGTCGCGCTGGCAGAAGGACCAGGTTTTCGTGGGCGCGCTAACACTCCGGTTCACGCTACGAAGGGCGCGAGGGTGAAACGGTGAATGACGAATGTCTAAGCACGAATGACGAAAGAATGACGAAGCCCGAAGTCCAAAGCCGGCTCTTCGTCATTGGTCATTCGAGCTTCTTTCGTCATTGGTCATTCGTTATTAGTCATTTGCAAAGGACTCAACCATGTCTAACTCACCTGCCAGCTTAGGCGTTCAAGCCCAATGGGGCTTCGGCGCCGCCAACCCGGTCACCGTTCCCTGCGAGCTCGGCCCCGGTGGCGATCAGCTCAAGGCGACCCGCTCGCGCGTGATGACGGAGGGCCTACGCGGCACCCGGCAGCGGATCCACGAAACGACCGGCGACGGCATGATCACGATTGCCGGCGATGTGGAGATCATCCCGACCTACACGCCGCTCGCCGCCATGCTGCCGTTCATCATGGGCGGCACGAAGACGGGCAGCTCGAATCCGTACACGTACCCCTTCGCCGAGACCAATACGAACTACGGGAGTGGCCTGCAGGGCTTCTACGTGACGAGCGACCGCAAGGCAAAGGTGTTTACCTACGCCGGCGTCAACGTTGCCAAGGCGGTCTTCTCCGCCCAACAGGGGCAGGCCATGAAGCTGGCCCTCTCGCTGCTCGCTCAGACGGAAACGGTCGGCGCATCGGGTACGTTCCCCTCGCTCACCTATCCGACTGACAGCCCGTTCATGTGGTCGAACGCTGTCTTGACGCTCAACGCGGTGACGCGCGCGGTCAAAGACTGGACGCTCACGATCGACAACCACCCGTTGACGGATCGTTTCAACAATTCGCAGACGGCCACGCAATTCCCCTTCGCCGATTTTACGGTGACGCTCGACTGCACGTTGCCCTTCACGGCCGACGAAGTGGACCTCTACAACGTCGCCTTGCTGGCCGACGTGGGCGCCACGCTGGTACTCACCGACACCGACTCGGTCGGCGGCCCCGGCAACATCGCCCAGCACACGCTCACGTTCACGCTGGCCAAAATGGATTGGCCCGCGGAGACGCCCATCATCACCGGTCGCGGCGAAATCCCGACCAAGGCCAAGTTCACCGCCCGCAAGCAGACGCAGGGCACGGCGACGGACTGTCTTTCGATCACGATGTGATCGGGTGGAGTGTGGCGGGTGGTGGGTGGAGGGAGACGAGAGGGTGGCACGCCC